CCGCCTTGATCAGATACATCCCTGGCCGATAGGGGAGCTCGGCCGTCGAGGCGGATCCCGGGATCGAGGACAGGATCACCGTCGAGGAGCTCCACGCCGCCGCGGTCGAGACTGAAAAGCGCATTTCAAAGCGGCCGCCGATAATCACGTCGAGCTCGGCCGAAGGCTTCCAGGCAAAGAAACCGGTAAGGCCGTTGAACGACACTCGAAAACCGCTGACGTCGGCCGGTAACGCCGATTTGCCCACCACCGTATAAATCACTTCGACATAGGGCCCGCGGATGCCGAGCGCCGAGATCGGCGTTACCCTGACGCGATATTTGCCCTCTCTCACCGCCGCCTCGTATGAGGTGGTTTCAACCCTCACCTTGGCGGTGATCTGGCCGACCGGTTGCACCTCGACGTCAAACTGCGTCGCCTTCGATTGCCAGGAGACCAGCATGTGCACGCCGATCGAGATCGGCGAGAGCTGCACGAGGTAATCGCTCACTTTGAGATTGGTGACGGTGACAGTTGGAAAATTCGAGGTTTTTGGCTTGGAAAGCGCGATATTATACTCGATATAGTCATATTTTGAGGGATTGTGCGTTATCGCGGTGACGTCGTAAATGTTGGCGTCGGCCTCCTTGATCGAGGTCACCCGCCACAGCGTCGCCGCCAAATTGCCCGAGCTGACGACGTAAACCGTGCCGGCGCCTGGCGCCGCCGAGAATGCCGGCGAGACCGGATAGGATTTACCGTCGACGCTTGTACCGAGATTGACGGTCTCGACATGGGCGCCAGTGAGCGAAGCATCCTCGACCATGCAGGAGATCACCGGCGCCTCGCCGGCGATCAGGTCGGCCGGTGCATCGAGCTTGACCAGGCTTGCCGTGGTGCCGTTGAGCAGGCGGCCGCCGCGCCTATGTCCGGCCTTGGTCCGGTCCGAAATCTCGATGATATCGCCGGGCCGGCAGGTCACGCCGTTGAGGCCGAGCTGAAAGCTGACCGTCTCGCCTTCATAAGTTTCGACGTAGAGCTGCCATTTGCCATAACGAAGCGCCAGGCCTTCGGAAGTACAGCCCTGTGCATCGATCGTATCGGGCCGGATGCCGTGCCGGGTAATGTCGTCCTGATCTTCGGCAACCGCGATGCGCTCGTCGCCGAAATTGGATTGATCCTGCCACTTGACCAGAATCTGATTATGCCGCGCGCTGATATCCGGGCCGGCATAGGTGAAATCACCGTTAACCACATTGGCGTTGGTATAGAGCGCCATCGCCGAGCCTGGCATGTCGCACAGAAACGAGAGCGTGCCGCCGTCCCAATAGGCCGAGCCGCGAAACACCGCGCACAGCGTGTTGATCATCGAAAAGGCGTCGGTTTGCGTGTTGATGGCGCCGTTATAGGTATAACGCCGCTCATAGCCGCCATCGCCGTTCGGCACGCCGCCGTCACAATACTGGCCGATGCTGTAGAGCCTGAATTTATCGATCCTGGCCGGATCGAGGTAGCGCCCGAGCCCATAGCGCCGATTGGTCAGCATGTCATAGAGCACCCAGGCCGGGTTGTTGCTCCACGCCTGTTGGAAGCCACCGTTCCATGAACCGCTATAGGCGCCGGTCGCCGGGTTGTAATTGTTCGGCACCGAGATGATACGGCCATCGATGCGATAGGCCCGGGCCGGGATCGAGGAGAATTGCGCCGCCTCGATCTGCCAGGCGATGAGCGCTGACATATTAAAACTTACCGGGTCGTCAATAATCGTCGAGAAAGAATCCCAGTAGGAATCATTCTGGATAAGCTGATTAGTGTTGTCGGGATAGGCGCGCAGTACCTTGATATCCCATGGCGCGCCGCCGGCCGGCAGGTTGAAGACGTAGGCGCGCTGATATTTCGCCGTGGTCTTGCCCATGATCTGGTAGATGCCATAGGACTGGAAACCGCCGGCGTTGGCCTGTACCTGAAACTCGAATGCCGTAGTGTAGCCGATCACCGTCCCGGATTTCGGATCGGTATCGGTCAGCGCCGGGATTGAAACCGTAAAGCGCACCCGATCGGCGTCAGGATCGGTGATCGAACGGGTTTGCGGCGTGGTTTGCTTGACTTGCAGATTCACCGCAATTTCGGCCTCGCCGGACGGAAAACCGGCAAACGGGCCCTGGCCCGGCGTGCCGTAACGCATATCCCAGGTCGCAATCTGATAATTCAGCGTCAAGTTGGTGTTGGCGACGCGCACGCCGTCAAACGCCACCGAATAGAACAAATTACCCGGCGTCACCGGATCATTGACGAGGCCGACAATCGGGCCCTCGCTCAACAAATCGATCAGCTTGACGGTTTGGGTCGAGCGCAAGGTGTCGGGATAATTGTTAAACCCGCCGCCGGCCTTGCTCGCTTTGGCGCCGCCCTTGCCACCACCACCGCCGGCGCCGGCAGGCGATTGCGGCCGGAAGGGATCGGCCGGCCCCTCGATCACTATCCTTTGCTTGCCACCGTCCGCCATGGCTTACGGTCCCGTGTAATCGGTTGTGGTGATCGATGCCGACGCCACCACACTGCCAACCCAGGCCCGGCCATAGACCACCGGCACCGGCACGCCTTGCGCCGTGACATTGGCCGGACCGGAGAAGGAATAGGAATTCTGTTTTGCGGCGTTGTCGCTCGCTTGCAATTTCTTCGGCTTTTGCGCGAAGAGGAGCGAGACGCCGATTAAGAGGCCGGTGACGAGTAGGCCGCCGAGAATGCCGGTGGCGGTGCTGCCGATCGCCGTGGTGAGAGCCGGGAACAATGTCGTCAGCAACAGCGCCCCGAGGAAGTATTCGCCCTCGATTTCCGGCACGAACTGCACCGTCTTGCCGATTGGCGCCATGACGTTGCAAGTTTCCTCGAGGCTGGGGTCGGCGAGCTCGTCATCGATCAGGATCGCCCAGCGCCCGGCCTCGAGGAAGTCTTTGCGAAAGCCGGGATAATTGGCTTCTAGGGCGCCGGCGGCCTCCCGCGGCGTCGCGACGTAGAATTCATGCTCGCGCCCATACTTGGCCGCCAGCGGGCCGTGCAAGATCACCGTGACCGGCTTTGGCGCGCGCTCGATCATGTCACGCCCTCGATCGGCCGGCCGGCGATATCGAGGTGGCGCAGATGCAACACCATCGTATCGTGAAAGAAACCGCCGAAAGGTTCCCTGGTCGAGACACGGCCGGCCAGTTGATGCAGGATGAGATCACCGGGAAGCCAGACGCCGACGTGATTGACCACCGGCGCCCGGATCTGACAGCCGATCACGTCGAGGTTTTCAAACCCGGCGCCAGGCGCGAGCGCTTGAAAACCGGCAACCTTATATTGGGCGGCGATCAGGTCGCCGCCCTTCTCCCACCATCCCCATTCACGCTCAAAATCCGCGATCTCGAGGCCGGCCAATTGCCGGTAGGCGTCCCGGACCAGGCCAAAACAGTCGAGCGTACCCCAGGCCCATGGGCGGCCGATCAGCGGCGCCCTGAATCCGCTCGGCTCGATCACTTGCCAGGTCTTGAGCGGCCAGGCGGTGATCAGCCACGGCACGCCAAACTTTTCGCAAGAGGCGAGATCGGCCAGGCTCGCGACATTGTTGCGGTAGCAATGGCTATGCACGATCGCCTGTGCAGGGCCGTGCCGTGCCTCGAGCTCGAGCCGCTCGCGCGCCGACATGGTGAAATAGTCCGGTTCGTCCGCCTGATTGGTCACCTTGTGATAGTGGCCCTCGATCACCAGGCCGCATGATTCGAGCGGCGCGCACTCGCCGGCATGCTCGAAAGCTTGCTCGAGGATCACGTCGGACGGTTGCCATGTCATGCGAGCAATCCTCGCCGCCATCCCATCGGAATCGGCGCGTCTGGCCTTATGCGCCGGCGTAACTTGCCGTCGGTGATCCATATGCGCCGGCCGGCCGCCGGCAAGCCCTGCCACCATCCGGCCGGGATCGGCGTGTCCGGCAATATTCTGCGGCGATGAGCGCCGTCCGTGATCCATATAAGGCCGGCGCCGTTGCCTAACTCTGGCATCGTCAACGCTTGTTCAATGGTCCATCCCTGTCGCCGCAGACGCTTTGATAGCGTGTGTTCGCTGATCCCAATTTCAGACGCCCAATCGACAAGCGCCTGCAATCGGCCGTCGAATTCGATCAAATGATTTGTGCGTTTGTTCCGGCGCTGCTCCGTGTCGGATGCCCATAGGCAATTTCCCGGTTCATAATCGCCGTCGTTGTCTTTTCTTTCGAGCGTCATGCCTAGCGGCCGAGATCCCATGTCAGCCAAAAACGCGCTAAAGGATTGATTCCACGCTTCGCAAATCTTAATCCCCCGCCCCCCATAATTTGGATAAGGCGGACTTTTCGGATTATTGCACCGCGATTTCATTGACGACCAAATCTTATATTCGGACGTCATTAATTGTTTTGATCTGGCATGGCCGTGAGTACGTCTATGTGATTTTGTCATCGTATCACCATCAACTTGTCGGTTGGCTCTGAAGTAATGATGCCGGAAACG